CTAAGGCAACATTGCGGTTGTAGTCGTCCAACACACGATGTTCCACACCGTTGTGGTCGGACCAACGTTGCAACATGAGATTGTTCCACGCATAGCCTTTTGTATGACGATCCGCATAGGCCTCTTGGAGCCCAACTTTATTCTTAGTGCCTTTGGTCCTAACACCTGGATATGCCGAGAACACATTATCCGACGCATCGCCTCGCATACATTTTTCGAAGAGAAGCCACGAAGGATCTGGAACCGTCTTTGGTGCTTTGGTCTTCTTGTCAATAATCTGTTTGCCCTTGGCATCAAAAATTCCTTCTAATGTGATGAGCTCGTCGGTAATGCCGTTAAACTGCTGAACGTTGGGTGCTAGAAGTTGTACAAAGTCTGTGTCGGAACTTACAATAAAATGTTGATCTTGGGGATGTAAATCAATCCAGCGAGCAATTACGTCGTCAGCTTCGGCTTCAGGATGCCTAATAACAGAGCAGTTGGTCTGCTCACCTAAGTATTTAGTGAACGTATCATAGGTTTCCCAGAACAATTTATCTTCTTCTTGCTCTTTTTCTGTCAGCGCAGCACGAGCCACAGCACGGTTCTTTTTGTAGGGCTCGTAGAAATCCTTGCGCCAGCTGCGCCCTTCTAGGGCAAATATCACATGATCAGCAGAGAATTTCTTGTGTACTTTGTTGATTGCTGCCAAGGTAATGTGCAGGGCATATCCTATTTTTTCTTCGGCACTGGTGGCACGAAAAGCCACGTGTCGGGCACGAAAGAACATGTTGGCAGTATCAATGAGTAAGTAGCGCATGATTAGATTAAGTTGTGAGTACGTACATATTGTAGCACATACTCCGCCCAAAAGCAATGGGCTTCGGCACCAAAATGCCAACTATTGGGGTTTACTGTAGTGAAAGCGTTGTTTTTCAGCACATTATTGTAGGTCTGCGTGGAATCATAAGGTGCGAGGTAATGGTTGTTCCAATCCTGTTGAGTTGTGATTTTGCTAAAATCCGAATTGCCATTAAACATTACATGACGTATGTTGAGCTGCTGTAACTCTTGATGAAACTCCCAAATCGCCAGATGCGCAGATTCAGTGCATTGTTGCCAGTCAATATCAGCAATAAATTGTTGGTAGCGCGGTTGCAGATGTTCGGGCACATGATCTATACCTGATGCATTGACTTGGTAGTACACACCTTCATCCAACCATTCCTCGCGTTCCCAAGTTGACCATTGGATGATCATAAAGGTATATTTGAGTGCCTGCGGCGACTGCTCGGCAATCCAACTGCGTGTGGTACGCATGATACGTTGATTTGAACTAGCTGATTCGGCATCGCACCAAAGTATAGCGTATAGAGCATTGGCTATCTCACAGCCATAGCTCACACGTTCGTTTTCGGGATGTGGGCGTCGTCCCATGCCCCAGAAGAATGGATCATCTTCGGCAAAGCAATGTGGATTTGCCGCTTCGGCAGCGGCGCTGTGGCTGTCGCCATTTACGTAAATTATCATTTATTTGTCATTGAGAATGTGTGAGTATTTTAACAAAAACATTGTACGCATGGGTTCACTGTAAAAGTCAAGCATGATGTTTCGTTCAACAAAATCCGGATTATACTCTGTATGTTCTCTTGGAGTGAATCCCAGAACTTCGCGCATCTTATTGCGAAACATTATTACACTGGGAGTACTTTTGTATTCTTCAACAATGTGCTCACGTATTATACGCCACTGTCGCGGAGTAAGTTTAATGGGTTTCATGTGCGATCACTCTCTCACTGAATCTCAACGCAAATAACAAAGCATCATCTGAGTCCGTAAATTCAAACTCCATGGCTCGACTTGTGGGATGAAACATAAATCTATTACCCGGAAGACCGAACATTTCTACAGTCCAACTGTATATGTCAGCATGAGTGATATGAGTATCTCCCTCGCGCCAGCTCAAATGCACTGCGGTCATGTCAAAGACTCAGGATTTCTAACAAGCTGGTTGGTGGAAGTTTAAAGTCAGTGATGCCAAGTTGACGTACAATTTTTCTAATCTCTCTATTGTACTGTCTTTGATATTGAGGCTTGTCGGCGTAAGGTAGCCAAGGACCGGTTTGAAGATTTGTGAAGTCATGTGGGTTTCTCAACGCCACACGTCCATCAATGTAACCAATTCTGCGATGTAGAGTTATTGTGTTATCAAATAACAACAAGTCGTTGTCTTGCTGATACCAGTGATCGTAGATACTTGATTCATTAAACAATTCTTTGTTGATTCTCTCAAACAGTATGTGACTGTCAGGTAAACTCATGCCTTTGATTTGCCAGGCGGTGTTGATGCTGTAATGTAATCCACGTATGCCGCCAGGACTGGTTATTACCAGCGGAACTTCTTTGTTGTTTTCAGGCACCATGTTTATGCCCAACAGGTCATCTTGTGACTTGGGTATGCCTGGCCCAATCTTGTTGGGTATGAACCGATGGATCACAATCATGTCATCAAGTTCACTGCGAAAACTATTGGAGATGTTTTCATAGTAGTCGGCGGTTTGAACAAAGCCAGTTGATGAGCCCACCATGTTCTTCCAGCCCAGCAACGACACACTGGGAGTGAAAGTCAATGTACCCGATTCATTGCTGTGCCATAGTAGTTCGCCCTCGCTGAACATACCATTGGGTACCCCGTCAGCAGTGTAACCACCAGCTACTTTCATCATCACATAACCATTGCTGGTTCTTTCAGTGGCCTCTTCAATGGATTTGATCCATAGCTGATCTTGAGCATCAAGTAGTTCTGGATTGGTTTTGGCAAGTTGAAATATGTCCTTGACACCATGTCCGTATTTTTGTTTGAATTTTTGACCCATGCCAGTGGGCACACGTTGTTGACCCCACTTGGCCATCAACTCAGGGTATCGCTCTTTGGTCACAGTGACATTGCGTAGAATGGTCACTAAGTTCTTCATGTAGAGATGGCCAATCTCCTGCCACTCCTCATCACTGATGTGATTGAGATCCACATCATCAATGTAGATTCCTCGGCTACCAAGTCCGGGTATTTTTGTAATTTTCATTTAACTAACCTCACTGCGTCCGTCACCGATGTTTTTGCTGCGAACATAGCGTTGTGGATTCATTGCTTGTTCTTGTTCATAGGTTTCTAACACTACATTACGACATACGTTTTGAAACCAACGATCAACAATGTCAGCATCGGTATCCTCTTTTTTCATCATGTACCCTGCACGTGCCAGGTTAGATATAAACTTCTCGTTCCAATCTAACTCAAATGCTCCTTGATTGATATTGTTGGGATCAATATCCATACTGAGTATAGCAATGTAAGGCTCATCACGGTCGGTTGCAAGTTCTTTGGCCGTTTTCTTTTTAGAAATCGCTGGTTTAGGTACTTCTACTTTTGGCTCTGGTTTTTTCTTGAAAAAACGATCAAATAATTTCATAGTTAATTTGTTTGTCCCCACTTAATTTTAAGCCATATCCGTTCGTGAATATAATAATCAATGCTCAATAAAATGTGCAATGACGTAGCGAATCCAGTTGCACTGCTAATTTCACCGGTGAACAGGTAAGTCCAAAAGATTGTGAATAACCATGCAGTTATTCGATACGACACCATACGTGCTATTGTTCGTTTATGCGTTTCCATCAAGTACCCCAGGCATTGCGCCAGATATCTACCTGTAATCTAGGACTGTATCTGTAACCACGTTGCATGGCCAAGTCGGCCACTTGTGGCACATTGAAGTTGTATAAGTCAGCAACGCCACCTGTGGGCATCAAATACACAGGACCACCAAAGCCGGCTCTGCGGAATTGATACACTGCTTCGTCAACATCTTTTAAATCATCATCTGTGGACACAACAAACTTGAGATAAGTCATGCCCACCATCTCATAACTTTTAACAACTTCAGGACGTATAGCATCTTCCCACCGCTCGCCACTGCATGGTAATTTTGCACTGACACTGAAAGTCAGGCGATCATAATCTCTACCATGTCTAGTAAATTCTTCAAACAAGTATTCTCTAACGTCTTCATGTAAAAATTGAGTGCCATTGGTTTCAAATGTAATGTTGCGCAGGCCTTGTTGACGGCATTTTTCAATAAGCGTAGGGTATTCAACTTGATAGCCCAGCAATGGTTCACCACCAGTGATAACCAAATGAACATCGTCACTGATGGTATCTGGACTCCACTTGTTTTTGGGAATCATGCCATGCATACGATCGGCAATCTCGTCCAGGGTCATAAATGGTGACAGATGTTTAAACGCCGGATGCCATGACGCATAGCTGTCACAGCCAGTTCGAGCCAGTGGTAAGTCTTTGTAGGTTTTGTACAGGTGTATGTCAGCGGCAATCTCTTCGGGTTCAGTGGTCTTCTCACCACGCGGCAATCCAAATCCACGACATTGAAAATTACAGCCAAATGTACGCATGAAAACACTGGGCACACCAGCCCAGCGTCCTTCACCTTGTAGACTATAAAATATTTCAGCTATTTTAAGTTGCATGATATTCCTTGAGAGTTTTGTGCGAGTATAGCACAAGAAATAAAATTAGTCAATGTCTTTTAAGAACGGTTTTAATTTGGGAGGTTTCCAACCTTCAGGCTTGAGAACCTTGCCATCCTTGCGCTTAGTGACTTTGCCAGTTTCTGGGTCAATTTTGGCAAAGTTTGTTTGCATGACTTCGTTCCAGGCAGCTTCGGCATCTACTCCCATGCTGTGCAATGCGCCGGTAGTCACAACCAACAAGTCAATCAATGCATCCAATTGTTCCACTCGGTCCGCTGCCTGAACAGCTTCTTTGAGTTCATGCCATTCTTCTTTGATGAGATTTACATACATGCGATACTGTTTAGGTTTGAATTCATCCACCACTTGATCACATGCCAGCATGAATCGTTTTTGATCTTCAAAAATATTTGTCATTTAGTCCACCACTCCTCCCAGGGAAATACAATCCATTGCGGTTCAAGCCATTTGTTGATAGTGCATGCAGTGTAGTTGACATCAAGTTTGCTCTCACTAGCCTCATTGTCAACAAGTGTGGCCACACGCACATTTGTACCCCAGACGTGATCCCATCGATCACTGTTGGGCAAACAACTGCTGGGCCAATCTTGTTGAATCCAATTCAGTGTAGCACCCGAATCGTTGATATCATCAACTATGAGTATGTTTTTGGCCAGGGCCGGGTTTCGTTCATCTGCCCCAATTGGGGGATCATTGTCATACCCATATGCATCTTCGGCCATCCAACAATTACTCTCACAATCCCCGCCGTCTCTCAAACTCACCTTGAGTGTCTCCATGCGCACGCCTAGGTATTGACTGATGAGATTGGCTGGAACAAGTCCACCACGAGTGATGCCCACAACATAGTCCGGTCGCCAGCCATCATGATGAATCTGTCTGATAATTTCTTGCGTGAAGTTTTCTACATCACGCCAGGTGTAGTATACACGTTTCATAGTTTCCTTGCTTTGACTAGTAAATGCCAACCCAGGTATTCTTTCACTGCATCACGCATGGTATCATTCATGGCAGCAAACCAAGGTTCCAATTCATAGCGACCTTCGCGATATGCTGGTATGTTATACATAAAACAGTGATCCTGCCTAATACGTTCTATTTCAAACTGACCATTAAGCATCTGATAAATTTCACCTCTAGAGAATGCTTCGGCGTATGGACATTCAGCCTGTGCTTCAAACTGATCCAGCCCCTTTTGAATCATTGCATACTTCCAGGAGTTTTTAGCATACACCATAAAACGAAACTCGCCTCCCGGCGCCACTAAACTGTGAATCTCTTGAATGTGTTGTGCAATATTGGGTGAATGATGTATTACACCATAACTGTACACAAGATCAAACTTGCCAAGATTTTCTATTGCTGTTGTATCATCTGGATCAAGTAAATTGATGTTGCGGAAATCGCCATGTAAATCTAGAGTTTGGAATCGGTCACGACAGATGTTTAAACTAGCATCACTGATATCAATGCCTGTATAGTCAGCACCGTGGCGTACAAATTGTTCAGCATCAGTGCCAATACCGCAGCCAATTTCCAGCACCTTCTTACCTTGCCAACGATGAAACTGTGCAAAATCAAGTATGTGTGGCTCCACACGATATCGGCGTGCAGTGACTTCTTCAAAGTATTCAACAGATCCAACGGGTTTCTGACTGTGGCGAATGTTACAAGGCTGCCGATTCCAGTAGTCTTGTATTTTCCATTCTAACTTATCCATACTTTTTCCTAGTGGTGGTCATCTGTCGATTGATGTCATTGGCTTCAAGTTTGACCCAGGGATCTTGCTTTTGTGCTTTGACATTTTCCCAAAACGTGGTATCAGCACCTTTTTCTCTTAGATACTGTGCAAGTTTTTCAGTGTCTTGCAATCGCTTGGCGTGCCATTTATCACTGTGAAAATCTTCAGGATTGTCAGGCTGATTTTCCAACATGGGACGATTAAGGAATGTTTCGTCATGATTGTTGCCAGTGAGATCAAAACGATCATGCTCAACCCACACAGGGATACGTTCTAAAATATCAAGCATGTAACTAACTTGTGAGATCCAAGCATCGTTGATCTGATGTGGGCTGAGATAGCCAAATACATCAAGCCATTCTCTAGGAATAATAGGGAAGATTGAATAAGGATGTTCGCGATGTGTATGAACAGCCAGACACTTAAATTGTCCTTGATGCTTCATAATTTCTTCGTCCCAGTTCTGACTTTGCATCACAGCATCATCATTCCAGAACATAAACCAAGACGCATCACTGTTTCTTGCCAGTTCACTTACATATTCATTGAGACGAATATATCCCAAAGGTTCAAAACTCAAAATAGTGTAGTGTACCCCGCGATCGTCTAACAACGGTTGTAGATTTTCTTCCCAGTGTTTGATTCCAACTTCATCATCATCGTCAAACCCCAGCAAAAATTGTATTTTTGATATATCGCGTACACGATTAACCAGGCTCATTACACTGCGTGTCAATGCCACCGTGCGTCCACGTGTGGGCAACAAAACTGCTATGTCATATTCATATGAATGTTGTTTTTCCATTTGTTCCTCAAAATTTCATGCAAATAAATCTTCGTGCCATTCGCGATGTCCTTCACGATACGCCATGTTACTTTGTGTTTCACGTACTTCTACTCGATAACACCACAAACGTTCTGCTTCACCAGGCCCCCACATGTCTGGAATATACACTCCATTGACATATTTGTACAGCATATCGGCTAGTCCTTCACAGCCCAATCTAGGCAAGATGGTGAGTTTAGCCATATTACGTTCTTGTAGCAGCTTGAATGTCTCTAATTCAGGATCATCCTGTGCCACTAGCAAAGTATGATCAAATTGATCTTCCAATATTGCTTTGAGTTCTTTGAGTCCGCCGTAGTCAGCAGCCCAATTGCGAACGTCTAAGTCATTGGTACCAAAGTAAAATTTCATACTAAATGCATAGCCATGTATTAAATTACAGTGACTATCTGCTCTCCATTGCCTGTATGCGCAGGGGAAAGCATGATGATACTCTTTGGTGCTGGTGTATTTGTATGTAACAGGTTGCATTGATTTTTTCCTATAAGTTAATATAGGCTTGCAGAATTTGTATAGCGGGATGAATGCTCTAAAGGCCGCTGTTGAAAACTATTATATATGATTAAACTGTGCCTTGTCTACGTTATAGGTAAACACAGTTAAATATTTTTTGTGATGATGTTCGCTACTACTGCAATGCAGTTGAGTTCGATCCCAGGACAAAACATCGCCCAGATTCCAATCAACGATTTGCTCCACGGTGAGTCCATGCAAATCTTCAATTGGCATATAATTCAAATACTCATAATATGTTTTTTCATCAAAGAGTTGGTCGTTTATGTTGACAATTTGACTGTAGTCTGTGATGGTATTTTGCCCTAGTCCCAAGACGTTTGATGTTCGATTGATTGACTGTTTGGCTGCAGTTCTTGAAAATTTACCACTGGTACCAAGCCAATAATTGTCAAAGAACACAGTAGATGCACGGGGAGTAAATTCCAAAGGGAATAAAAAGGCAGGCCCCAACCACTCCGAAGGCCATTCCCGATGCGAGTCTATGTGAACTTTTTGATTATAGGAGCGTTGATGAAACATCACCAACTCATCCACTGCCCAATTAAAGTCCACTAGCTGATTGATGATATTGGTGACAGTCTGTTGCGGCCATGGATCAATGTTCCAGCGAGGATGCTTGCTTGACATGGTAGGACGATGGTCGCTGCGATCATCATCTAGATCAAAATAGTTATTGAGTTCGGCAATATCCTCGGGAGATACTACGTTTTTGTATACTCTAGCCATTGGGATTTTTGTAACCATCTTTTTTGTAATTGGCTTGCCCGGCAATGACACCACGCACTCCACCAACTGGATCTGCACAATCGCCTGTGCGACGTGGTATCATGTGTACATGTGGATACATCACAGTTTGACCGGCTGCTTTACCAAAATTGATACCAATGTTGAATCCATCACACTCACCTTGATCAACCATTTTGTTGCCATGTGTCATGGCCGAATAAACTGCTTCGTTGATCATACCCACATTATTATATCTTGGAACAAATAGTAAATGGCCGGGAGTGACCGGATAACGATCACGATACACCACCACATGAAAGTCTTCCCATACAATGTCATCCCAGGGAGCCACACCTTGTCGTTGAGCTTGTTCTAGATCAATCACACCAGTCATCGCTTTCCATGTAAACAGATGCTTGTTCACGAGCAGATTCTATGCTCTCTGCTACAACGGTGAGAGTAGCGACACCGTTTTTGATGTGTATGTCAAACGGCACACGGCCCATGGGCAGCCAGCCATCGTCAACTCGCAAACGAACTTTGTAGCTTCGCATTTGCTGTGCTCGGCTTATGATCTCTTGAGTGTAGTCGGCTGCTGTTTTCATATCAGTCCCGTGGCATCGATGCTGCTTCTTTGACCAACTCTACAAGTTCTTCAACTGTTGATACTATGATTTTGGTGTTCTTCCATTCGTTGGTTTCATCGCGCCCACCGACTTCAATCATAAATCCGTTGTCGTACATGTTGATAGTATATGCTTCATTTACTTTGACGAGTTTGTCACTGATTGTTGTTGCCATGTTTTCTCCTTGAGTTTATTTTTTCCCAAATAAACCTTTCTTCTTGGCAGGTTCTTTAGGCTTTACATCAACTGGTGGTTCTATCTGTTTCTTTGGTGGTTCTGGTTCAAGCATTTTTTTAAACAGCAAAATTACTCGATCCTTCTCGCGCTCAGAAATTATTTTAACAGCCTCTACTTTGCCTTCGTAGCTTTTGGCACTGTCTAAAAAACCTTCGGGTACTGCTAACTTCTTTTTCTTGGGTTTTAGTGCATCTAACTTCTTTTTAAACTCTTCTGGGGTGTCTTCTGTGGACATTTTTTTCTCCTAGTGTTCTATATATGGAGAAAATGCACGAAATATTAGCCGTATATTTTATTCATCATGCCGTTGAGTTACCCACCAAACCATGGCTAGCATTATCACCCCCATTGCTAAGAGCTTTAGTAATGCTAAAAATCCAGCAATCATCTAGGCGCAAACTCTTGTTGTAGTTTGATATTGTCCATGAACTCTTTCTTGACACTGGGGTCATCTTTGAATGCACCTGTCAGTACAGTGGTTTGTGTCAATGAACTATGTGCCATGATGCCGCGATTCTCACAGCAACCATGTGTGGCTTGTATGTACACACCTACGTTTTTACTGCCGGTGGCCTTCATGATCTCTCTAGCGATATCATTACACAACTCTTCTTGTAATGTGCCACGACGAGCGCACCACTGAGCAATACGAGTGTACTTGCTAAGACCAATGAGTTTATTAGCGGCGATAATACCGATGTAAGCAACACCAGTAACGGGCTGGTGATGATGGCTACACATACTGCGAAGTTCACTTCTAACCACAAGCATACCTTCATATCTTTCCTCCGAGTCATTGGGGAACGCTGTGCAATCTGGTTCCGGTTCATATCTACCTGCCATTATTTCGTTGAAGTACATCTTAGCCAGTCGGCGTGCTGTGCCTTTGCTATTAGGATCGTTTTCGCGATCAATTAACAAACGATCTAGCACAGTTTCAAATGCTTCTTCGGCTTCGTCAATTAGTCTAGATTTCTGGTCTTCGGTAACATAATCACTGATGTTATCACCGGCCCAGAAACGTTTCTTATCATGTTTCATTTGGGTACGTATTGCATCAGCTAGATATGATTCTTGATAATCTTTATCACCTGCTGTTGCATTTGACGCCGCGTCGTCATCGCCGTCTACATACATTTTTTCATATACCATATTATCTCCGAGTTTTAGACGTGGATGTCTATTTGTGTATTATATAGATTATTTAGATCGTAAGTCAAATTTTTATTCTTCAAAACCTGGCTCCCAGCAATACGGACCTTTTTTCGGCACAGCAAAGTTTAGATAAGTTTGAATTTTTTTCATGTCTGACTCGGATTTTAACGAGCACAGTTCATTGGCAAAATGTAATTCCACGCCCATATCTAATGCCAATTGCAGTAACTCGTCGCGACGATCTTGATCATCGGTGAGACTATACATACTGCACAATACAATACCATCAGGGCGTTCTTTGATATAATGCTCAAGACTGGGTTGCCAATCTAAATGTTCGTTTTCAAATTCGTAACTGGTGTAAGCAATTTTGTTTTTGTTACAGTAGGTTTCGATTACAGTACGTTGCATTGGCAGCGGAATGTTTTTACTGAATTCGCTGTTCCATCCTGCGTAGGTAATAAAGTGACGCCCGGTATAATCCATGGTTTCGGCAACTTCGTAATCGCCAGGCAGCCGCATAAATCCACCTGGTAATCTCCGGCCCCATTCCTCACCTTCAATTAGAATACGCATGTCCATGCTTACCCGAGTATAGTTTTCCTTGTTTTCTACATTGCCATGTAGATGCTCTTGAAAGAACAAATGACTTTGCCCTGGATCAAGAGTCACTGGCCATGCATGTTTGATACATTCATCTTCGAACTTTTCTAAATCCCACTTTTCTGCTAGAACTTGCTGAGTGATGCGACGACTATCCTCAAGGTTCATGATCCACATGGTGTTGGTTTTCTCAGCGCGAGTCATTGGAGTCCAAATAGTTCTGCAACCTCGACCATTGCCGACAAAAATGCCTTGATGGAATGCCAAACGACGAGTGTGTTTTGTTTGATCAGGGATGACTACCCGCAGGGTTCCCTGGCGCTGTATCATATAACGACGCCCTTCGATTTTCTGTGGCACATACTCTTCTGCAAACTCATCGAACTTTTTCATAAAATCCAGTCTTGAGCAAGCATTTTGTACATGTTGGCCCACACGTACAATCTCAGCAGGAGTTAGATGCTGGTGCAGTGTTTCCAGTTCCTTGACTTTTGGTACAACTTCCTGGACTACACTCAATGCCCATGCAGGCCAGTTGAATCTCTCAAGATCGTATGTGAGGGTGTTATTATCCCAATGTTCTTTGCCGATTATCATCATGGTTTCCTATAAAAATTTTGTTCTTAAGTAATCCTTTGCGTCTTACTTGATAAAAGTTAAAATCCGAATTTACATTTGGTTGCGCTGTGATGTTATAAGTTATAGATTCTTCACGTTCATTGACTATATTATAATTTGCTGTGATGGTCAATGGATATGTTTGAGTTTGATCATAGATGAATGCCTGTTGCAGTTCGCCGACCCAATCAGGTAGTGGCACTAGATCTTTGACAAAGTCAAAAATATCTTGTTTGTGTTCAAACATCCAAAGGTAACTGTTACTGTGCAACGCATGAGCTCCATTCCTAATGTCTGCCCAGGGCAGAACTTCACCGGTATTTAGATAATGCGCCACCACTGAGTGAGTTTGCGCATAATGCTCGCCGAACGCCGGGCATTGTGGAAGTTGCTCAAATACCTGATCATAGAATTTACGATATGACATGTTGTGTGCCTGTCGCAAATACTTGGCAATAATTTGTGTGTATCCACCAATATGAAAATGCAGTATCATCCACCCATACATATAGGCTTCTATCATGTACTCAGTTGACATCGAAGAAGTTTGGTTGACTATTTCAATTGTTTCTACAATTTCACGAGAATCGTTTTTATTGTATAGTGGCATGTAGTCTTTGGCCACAATAGTTTTTATACCATACTGTCGACGATAGTCAGGTTGTGCCATTTCTGAGTTGATCAACACTTGTGCAAACCACATATCAACCAAGTTATGTTGCCCAAGTTCCAGTATCCTATCAAATCCTTGTTTCCATGACTCAAGTGTTTCTTCGGGCAGTCCAAGTATTACTTCGGTGTATGTGGGAATATTGTGTTCTACACTGAGGCGCATCATCTTCTTGATATTGTTGGTATCAAGATTTTTACGTTTGATTGCTTCAAGCGTATCTTCATTCATGCTCTGTACACTGACTGTGATGCCTCTACTCAAATCACCAAGTTCCTTGGCAATAGCAAATACATGCTCGGTACTGTTTTTTGCGTATTGAAAGTTCACACTTTCAAGTTGACCTTGTTCGGCAACTGACCGAACCATACGTGCAATTTCAATATCTCTTTCTTTGTAAATTCCCATGTTGGCATCGGCACAAAGTAGATAACGTATGGGATTTTTTACAGCCCATTCAAGATCCTGTCGTACTCTCTCAATGTCAAACTTTTTGACTTTGCTGTAAGTCACTGATCCCCAATCACAAAAGGTACAAGCGTAAGGGCATCCACGATTTGTTTCTAAGGTCATTGCCCAAACAACATTGGGATTCTGTGCAATAATTGCATCAAACACTCCTGAGGTGTAGGGACTGGGAAAATCTAAAACTTCAATGCGACGTTTTTGATAAAACAACTCAGGAAGTTTATCATTGAGCACTTCTCGCAACAATGCCACAAAGTTTTCTTCACCTTCACCAAGTATAATCGAATCAATGAATTCATACCGGGTCATCTGACTGTTGGCCTGTGGCCCGCCAAACACAATGATACACTTGGGCCAGCGTTGCTTGATGGCCTGTGCTACTGTGACGCAATAGTTTTCATTCCAAACATAACAACCAAACCCGCATATCACAGGATCATCTAATCGGTCAAGCAATGAATCCAATGCCTCTCTGCTGAATATAAGATCAGCCAGGCAATAATTTTTGTTGATGTCGTCAAACTGTTGGGCATAGCTCCAAATGCATCCAACGCTGTAGGGCAAGTAATAATTTACTTGGGTGCCTACATCAACTGCGTATTGAGGTTGAAACAGATATACATTCTTCACTTAGTGAATCCAGTAATTTGCATGGTATACCTTGGTGCTGAACCAAAGTTACCAGCCATGTGAGGAGTGGTTCCAGACCACTGCACCCAATCACCTGCACGCCAGTTGTCGTAACTGCGATCTCCGCAATGAAATACATGCCCGGGTTGCCAGTCACTGAGAAATACCAACACTCTCTTGATAGTTTCAATGTCTGTGATATTGTTGTTTATGCTGTAGCGTCGATACAAGTCACCGTGTATGGGCTGTATCATACCTGGACGCATTTGATGTATGACCACAAATTTATTTTGTAGATTGGGCCATGGATCTGATTTCCAAAACAGTTCTTGAACAAATTCGTCAGCAACCTCTAATGCTATTTGATCACCATAGCGATCTCTATCGTCAATATCGTTCCAATGGTAAATGTCCAAGCCTGCGTTTTTACTTTCCGACAAGTCTCTTCTAACATACTTCAATCCGGCAAGTATGTCTAAGTTCCAAATTGGATCAATATGTCCATACCTGATCATTGTAGTTTTAAGTTATCCCGCCAAATTTCTATGGTACGATCCAAGCCCTGTGACAGATCAACTGCTGGTTGCCAGCCCAGCAGTTGATGGATAAGATTGTTGTTGCTGTTCAACCAATAAATCTCACCAGGACGACGAGGTTTTGAATCCCAATGTATGGTTCCTGACCAGCCAATTTTATCAGCAATCATTGCAGCATAGTCATCAATGCGTATGGGATCATTTGGTCCCACAGTCATTACAATACCAGTGCCCACAACATCAGGATTTTCAATCACACGCACCCAGGCTTCTAATAGGTCAGTAATAAAAATGAAATTACGATAAGGAGTTCGATAACCAAGGTAGACATGATCGGGGTCTCGCAGCATTTGCGTTATAATTTGTTCGGTGACAAAGAAGTTGTTGTCACGACGACCATAGCTATTGGTTTGACGGATAGCAGTCCAGGGAAACCCATGTGATCGATGCATGTATTCAAGATATTTTTCCACGGCCAACTTGGCCACAGCATAGGGAGCATTGGGGTGTGGAACAGTGTTTTCATCAAATGCAATTGGAGTTCCAGGTTTACCAGTCAATTGTATTTCATCGCTGATGGGTTGCCAGCCATAGACTTCCATAGTTGATGCGAATACAAAGTTTTTTAGATTGGTTAACTTGGCTGCAGCTTCAATGAGATTCACTGATGCCACATAGTTAACCTCACTAAAGCTGGTTTGTTCGTAAAAACTTTTTTCAACTTCGGTGCGAGCAGCCAGATGTACTATCACATCTGGATTCTGCTCCAGTAGTTCTTGTTCAACTGCTGCAAAATCCAATAAGTCATTTTGCATTGCATAGACTTCATGCCGTGATTCAAGTATTGGCACAAGATGACTGCCGATAAATCCAGATGCTCCAGTTACAAATATTTTCATATTACTCTATTTTATTGACATGGTATTTGGCTTCGGCAACGTTCTCACGATAACGATTGTTTCCTCTGTACCATTCTCGATTCTTTGTGGGGTGCGAAATAATATCAACAACGCGATCAACTGTACCATTGTTCCAATCACTAATTAATCCCATGTTGTGATGTGGAGCCTGTAGCAAATTACCTAGCTTGTGGAAAGCGTCATCGATTGACCAGGGAACATATAAACGATTTGGATCGTTTGCAAAAGTTTCGGGGAAACTTCTATAAGCAGGATACAGCACATTAGCACCAAGCGTGTCGGCTTCGCTTACTGTATTTGATACCCAATCTTGCAATGCACAGTTGAACAATACTCTGGTATCATTGAGAAGATTGTAGTAATCATTTTTATTTAGCCCTTCATGTATAATTAATTTCCCGGCTTCTTGCATTTGACGTGCCCGCTGCAGATGCGCAGGATTGTTTGAGCGCAGTGGCCCGCCGGAGTACACACAGAACTCCACGGGGTGACTGCCTTGCTGATGCCACATCTCAATGAGATCCATGTAGAATTCTGGTTGTTTCTCTTGATCAAATCTTGCTGCAAATCCCACACGCATTGGACGCTGATCAAACGGTTTGATATTGTCTGCACCGCCAATACGTTCCAGCACTTCCGCTTTGCCAAACGCCAAGCCGGAGATATTATAGATAGGAGCAGTCCAACCTGCAATGCGCATGTGCGCTACCATTTCTTCATTGGTAGCGAGAACACCAGTGACGAACTCATTGACCATCTTTTCATATGCCGCCATCCACCGCTCCAGCCCCCAGACATGCACAAAGTCATCGGGGTCAATGCTCTGAGCCAGACAACGAACAAAAACACGGGGCCGCTGGCTGGGATCAACTTGATCAAAGATATAAGGGAGACTTTCAATGCCGGGCTGGAACATGTCTTCAAAGTAGATAACGTCTTCGTTAGTGATCTCGCCATTTTTGTGCATTTGTACGAGATTCATGATCTGACTCATGCCAAAGAAGCTGCGACCATGTGCGTCTAACACTTGTCCCACTGAGATGGCCTGTGAGTTATCAATGGTTGTGCCAGGAACATAAACAACATCAAGACCACGACGTTCAAACACTCGACGGTTCCATTCTGAAAGCTGTAGGGTGTACCTTGCTTCATACGACTCTAGCCCCATGTAAAATAGTTTACGCATATTTTTCCTTTATAAAATTATCTAACTTTTCTGCCCACAGTTGATTGGCATCAATGCCTGGGTGAAATCCATCATGATCAAACCAGTTGTTTGTTGTGGCAATATCGTAGATGTTACCGTCAACGAAACAATTAGTCCAATCCACTAGTTTACACAAATGTTGATCTAAATGCAACTCGGAGATGTAATTTTGGTAAAACATAAAAACATAAGGAACATCAATGTTCTTTAGTGTATTTTGCAAAGCAATAATTTTTTGCAACATGCCATATCTAAACTGTGGTTGTTCTTGATATCTATAGATACCGTCAAATACTCCACTTTCATGCATTACTGCATCGCCATTGTAATGCCCCGCCCCGAAGATCCAATCAGATTCCACCAACTGTTGATCATCAAACGGAGTGGTAATTTTTTCAAGCCAGTCATTTTGACGACGCTGATAGCGACTGGTACAAGTACTTAGACCAAACACTTCTGGGTGAGAAATTTTTAAATCTACCCGTTCAATACCTGACCACATTACCAGTACAATATCATAGTTGCGTTGAGCCACTGCATTAACAGTAGTTTCGTGTATATAGGTATTGCCGGCACCAGCACAGGCAAGATTTACAATATTGGTTTGATCAACAGTATCAAGAAAGTAGGGCCAAGCAAGTGGCCCCCGTGAAAAACTACAACCATTAATCAATGCACGTAACTTGGACACTTTTAGCGACGACTATCTTGCATCCACATATTTTTCACTGACTTGCCTTGTTGCAGTTTGTTAAACTGCTGATAGGCATAACTTTTCCAGTTGTAAAGATCAGCTTCGTTAAACTTGTACCCATAGTTACGACAGAATTCTAAAAACTGTTCAAGGTCATCAAGTATTTGTGTGACTTTTGGGTTTGATTTGATTGTTATTTTTGCCATTTGTATCTCCTAGTTTATAATTTTATGCAGCATCAGGATCGTAAGCAATGCCACGCCACTGTTTAATTTTTACTTCTTCAGATTCGGGAAGGTCATCTGCCCAAACAGAGATCCATCGTGTGCCAGTCCACCGTGCTGTTGTTAGACTGTAGTTTGGCCATTCGTTCTTTTTGCCTGTGTCAATTTCATAAACACCTTCACGTACTGGCGTGACTTTCTTTGAAAGCCAGTCTGTCATTTCGTAAGTGCAATCATCTGAATCACGATAACGTTCCCACTTACCGTCTTTCAATGTTCCTGCAACATAGAATCCAAATTCTGAACTCTTGCCAGTGGTATCGCCGCCATAGTTATCAATGGACTCACCGTCGTAGTCTACGCCACAGACAACTTCACTGCCGTCTACGTCTTCAATTTTGAAAGTTAGTTTATTAATATCAAACGGAGCAGTGAGATCAATGCTACCTTCAAAGAACGTACCTTTTTCGTTACTGTTGCCAATGAATATTATAGTGCCCGGCGGTTGGTCGTCAATAAAGGTTTCGCTTGTGTAATCTAATTCAGGACAATCTTCATCGTGGAAAGCATCAATCCCGCATTGAAGTACTTCGTCACCGTTTTCATCTTCAATGTGTACAGTGCCACTCTGTAGTACAACTCCATTTGTGTGCGCCATATCGTCGCACTCATACCATGATCCAGGAGGGAATGGCCACATGTCTTCGGGGATATTATGTACTTCGGCGTAGTCACTGTTCCAGGCAAAGTCACTGACGTCTAATCTACGACTTCTAAAGTAATCGTAGATTTCACGCTTCACTGTGCCCATCACAGACTCACCACCGTACCCCCAAAGACTAATCTTATAAGTGCGTGGAGTAAATTTCAACATTGCAATAAGTTGTTCTTGCTCAGCAATAACTTCAGCAGGCTTTTTTGTTCGGGGCATGGTAGCTCCTTAGATTTTAATTGATAGGGAAGGTTTATGGGTAGGGTATTCAATGACACAGCCGTTTTCTCCATCTTCACTGACTTCAATTGTCACTGATCGATCAGAATAACGACTGGCTATTCGAATATATAGCTCATCTGCCATCATCTCGCAACTTTTGTAATCTAGCGACAATACACCTTCGTTGCTAGAATACAACGACTCCAGCCAGCGTTTGAACTGGATGAACTCAATGTCGCGGTCGTTATGATAAACATCAATGCTGACACGAAAATGGAAAATATGCCTATGAGGATTAGCAAGGAACGAAACATCATATTGGTCTCCTGTAGCCAATGATAGATCTGTTGCTGCAGCCGGGTAGCGATGGATTCCTTCCCGACGGAACGTGACCCAAATTTGGCGTTTGGCCTGGGCCATAATGCGATTGGCTTGATCACGTAGTTCTTGATTCATGACTTCTCCTGTTTTAATGACTTTTTTGGTTCTCTAACATGACTGCGAATAACATGATTGTACATGGGTTTTGGTATAAGAGCAACCTGAAACGGTGCATTTATGTAGAAAGCTGACTCTTTTATGTGCCAATCTGGATCATTTGATTGTATCTTTTCCGCACCACCACGAGCATAGTCCTTTTGAATTCTATGACGGTCCTTGTCGGTCCAAGTGTCACCATCAAAGTTGTAACTTACAGCAATGCAATCATCCAATTCGCCGCCCAGATCAAGATCGCATTTTATATAACTATCATTGACATTGAGTTTCTCTGTGGCTGGTAAACGTCCGCGCCCCCACCGATACCATTCATCAATCCTGGCTGTGTGTTCTGTGCCATCTTTTATCTTGACCATGGTGTAGGTAATCTTGATACTGCTGGGATTTAACGGTGTTATCTGATAAACTTTATCTTCAACCTCTGCGGTCATTGCCTTAGGCTTTCCATTGTGATGATTTTAGCAAGTTCTACATTGAAATCTTGGTCTGATGTAATTATATAAGTCTTGTTTTCGTTGCGATCTAATCGTCTATCATACTTCTTGAATGTCACAAGTGATCCACCAATGACTTTTTTTAGATTGATACGCAGGCCATCATTGAGCTCGTGTGGGTCTTCTTCTATATCCCGTACCCGGTTGGATGATGCTATAGCCTCTCCTGAATATACACCATCGGGGTCATTGAAATGCTTGTTTTGCCATGCCCACCTGCTTTTGCGTACGAACCACCGATCAAACCATTTCATTGCCATACCTCGTCGTCTTTGTAAGCGTCCCACCCAGTGAAGGTCGACGCTGATTGTAAATCGTGCAGTCTGTGACACCACACTCCAGGATTACTGTGATCAAAATCCGTGTCATCTATTTTCAACACAGCATTATAGCCCAGTTGATTGATATAGGGTAACTTGGCTGAAATCATAGGGATGAATCTACGATACTCAGTCAGCGCAGATTCCAACAGGCCTTCTGCTTTGGCAATGTCAAGATCCAAGGTGACCCAATAATCCTTCTTGAGAAAGTATTTGGCCATGCCTTCAAAGTTGGCCCAGGATTCGGCATTGGGGTCGCGTGGGAAACTGTGATTGGCACCAAGGTAGATGTGACGAGCGCCAAAACTTTCAGCACGTCGTTCAATCTCGTTGATGTTTTGTACGCCCACCACAAACACAGTTGGTTGTTGATACTGTGCAGTGTGTTCGACTTCTATACCAGTGAAAATATTAGCTGTTTTGTGACCCTGACGTTCCATCTTCGACCTTCAATTTAGTGAGTTGATCTTTGAGTTGTAGTTTGAGTTTTTTGATATCGCGTATTCGATCGTGATCAGCAATGGGATGTTTTTCCAATTTGCCTAGTTGTTTTTCCAATTTATGATGCTCTCGTTCAAGTTCTTCAATGCTGAGTTCTTCTATATTACTGCTGTTGTTCAAGTTGGTCAAGTCTTGATTCATCCAAATCTCCTTCTGAATCCTTTTCTTCCACTGAGAAAAGTGTGTTAAACATAGTGTGGGCATTGTTTGCCCGTTTTCCAGTGTGCCCTCGAGTACCAATTATCTGTTCCCAGAGTTTCTTGTGATGATCAACCAATGCCAAACTTTGTTGGCGGTCTTTTTTGGCAAAAACCTCATCAACAATGTCTCGGACTTTTATGCGATCAAATGATTCTTGTAGTAACATACTGGGCACAATACCTGAGTCATATGCACGATTGGCACGTTGCACTGATTCAAGATGCATCCAAACATTATGCCCCATTAACAATGCATAGGAGAAACTATCCCAACTGGTCTTGCCTTCCTTGCCAATCTTATTTAGGTCGCCGGGTTTGTACACACAGATATCTGATATCTTCAGTCGTGCGCTGATGGGCGAGTCTTCAAACTGTTTGTGAATGCCATCCTGCATCACTGCATCACGGAAACTGCGCGAGTCTGTGGCATACTTCTTGTTGTCTGCTGTGGGTTCCATGAAATAGTTGAAACGTCCACGATCTTCAATTCCAATGCTGTGATACAACTGGCCATTAGCAGTGGCCAGGAATGGTGACGCACAGTCAAAACTGATGGTAAAATTAGGATTGTGATAGCGGCGTACTGCTCGCATGAGGTAAGTCAACAGCAATGCCCATTCCAGTCTTGATGTGCCCAAGAAGTGCATCCAGTCATGCGTACCCTGCTCCAGTAAGCCATCA